TTGGTTGCGGCTGAAGCAGAAGCAGCTGAAGCAGCCGATGAAGCAGAAGCGGCAGCAGAAGCGGCAGCATTCGCGTTTGTGTTGGCAGTAGATGCAGTACTTTCAACGGTAGATAAAGCTGTTCCGCCAACACCAATTGTTACGCCACCTGCAATGATTGAACCTGCTGTGACTGAGCCTGAAAATATTGCAGTGCCGTCTGCTGCAACTGAAAATGTTGTAACTCCTGCTTTGCGCCCAATGATTCCAGATGATCCCATTGCCACGCCATCATTTGTTGTACCAACAAGGATCGTGTTACTTGCTTGAAGGGATATAGGTCCAGTTAAGACATCAGCACCAGCTTTATTTAACTTTGTCGTAAGGGCGGAGGTTGCAGAATTAGCTGTTCCGTTTGCCGTCGTCGCTAAACTCAATGCTGAATTTGCAGTCCCATTTGCCGTGTTTGCAGTTCCATTTGCTGTATTGGCTGTGCCATTTGCAGTTGTTGCTAAAGCGTTTGCGGCAGTAGCCGTGGCATCAGCGCTTGTTGCGGTTGCTGACACAGAATTAATTGAAGTTCCACCGGAATTTATACGTAAAGTACCATTGATAAATACTTCATTGTTAATTGTGTCTACTCCAAATGGAGCTACGCTTGATGTGCCGGGTCTGTAAATTGAAAAGTTACTTGCGTTAACCACAAACGAGGATGTGGCTGCACCACCAGCAGTTACTGTTGAGCTTAAGGCAAAGCCAGTGATATACGGCGTACCGTTATTGTCAACCACAACCTTAACGCTATAGATACCTTCTAAGCCTGTAACACGATTGACCGTGGCAGTCATCTTTTGCTCAACCGTTACGCCACCACCACCAAAGTTGTTTAGTCTGGCATTCACGGTCGTAACCGCCCCCGCCGTAGCCTCATCTCGGTTTACACTTGAGTACATGACTTCACGAACAGAAGCCTGTGCGCTATCTATACCAGCAGTTAGCTCCCGTACAGATAGAGCCAAGGATTTGTCTACTTGCTGTATCTTTGTCTCTACTTTACGTATGTCTGCACCACGTTTTATTGACTCATCAGACAGATTAGTTGTCAAGATATCAATGACTTCTTGTGGCGCACCCTTGTAAGCAGCGGCAACGCCAATCTCAGCAGATAGATCTTTGTATGCCCCGCTTGCTTTTACTTTGCGATCAAACTCTTCAGCCATCATGGCTTGCAGGTTGGGAGACAACAAAGTAACACCAGCTACACCTCCGCTACCAGTTCTGTTGATAAAGGTATTACCGCCAGACTGAACAGCAATCAAACCTACGTTGTACAGATCGCGCCAAGTAACCGATTGATCGTACTTAGATCCACGGCGACCTTCTCGGATCTCAACAATCTCTTTAAGATTGTCTACAATATTTCTTAATTGATTAACATCATTCGAAGGCGAGGCAAGACCCGGTAGCTTTGCTCCATCACCTGATGGCGGGTACTTCTCGTTGTCAATTGGCGTACTCATGGCACTTGCTTCAATTCTTCGGTTGTTGATGTCAACGCTGCCCAATTAATCTTTATGTTTGACTCGATCCACACTTGCCATTCAAGACCAATCCCGGCGGGTAACCGGACGGGTTCGTTAGTGGTAACAGATTTAGTCATTACCAAAACGCCATCACGGTAAAGCTTTACTGTTGTCGTAGAAGCTGATAATGCTGTATCAGCATCAATGTAAAGCCAAGCCAAGCCTATTGACTTGGGGAAACGATAAACCCTGCTCTTGTAAGACCCTGTTAAAGCCGTCCCGGATAGGGTAGAAGCGTTCTTAATCGTTGTCCCTGTCAAGATGAACAACGTATCAGATGTACGGTCTGAGAAGACCGCATCCGCTGTCTGGTCAGACTTGGTGTAGCTGCCGCTTGTCAGATCAAAGATCAAGCACCCGCCAGTATGGAAGGCGTAGTAGCGATTCTCAAACTCCACTCCCCTGATACTGGATGGCGTTAAGGCTTGCCAATCAGCTTTGCCGATAATCCCAGATGTATAAACGTTAGCGCCGCCGTTCTGGTACAGAACCAATCCATCTGGACTGGCGTAAATGACGGAGCTACCAATAGTCTTCAGTGAACGCTTAGATACACAAGACTGGTTAAGCTCTAGCTTGATGGCAGACATGCCAGCTGAGTCAGCGCCACTGACAACGTAAGGATTACCTTTGGTGCCAACAAAGATCGACTGACCAAAAGCAACCATGCCTACCACTTCGTACTCAATCACAACGGTGTACTCAAGGTTCCATGCGTATGGAAGGTTTGGCTCTGAGAAATATATTGAGTTGCCAACAAACCCAGCCATGATCCCGTTAGGAAGCGCTACAAGCCCCTGCATCGTTGCAGGAGGCATCTCCCAGTTAAACGTTGGGCATGGCTCACCAAGCCTGTCATCAGCAAAGTTGTCCAAGTAATTGGGATTTGCTTTAGCTCCGTCGTACTTGTTGGTAACCGTGATATCTACCAACGGATGTATCAACATGAACCCGCTAGATGTATTGCCAGCAGAGTTCCTGTAGATACGAACACGGTTGATATCGGGTCTGTTTCCGGGTGGTGCGGCCCATTCAACCAGAACGTTATCGTTCTGGTCAATCTTCAATGGTGTAGCTACAGCGGGGGAGGGTGCCGATTCTTCATCCCTATCAGTTACATATGTGTAAATGTAAGTGCGGTATACATCTCGAAGCTCAACGCCAGCCGCCGGAGTATTTCCTCCGGGTACTGTTAGCGCTAAAAGAAAAGCTTCCTTTAGTTTGTTGTCGTAATCTTTGGTAATGGTCTCGTAGTAAGTACGAATTTCAGTGTTTACTTTTTTAGCTTCAGTCTGTATGTCAGCCAAGACTTTGCTGGTTTCTGCAATTGCTGAAGAACCTAAAGATCCAGTTGGATAGTCTGTCCATTGACTAAAGCTTTCTTTGTTGACCGCTTTAACCAGACCATTAACCAATCTATCAACTTCAGGAGAACTAGCAAGCGCAGAGTTCTGATCGTAGTAAGGCAGTTCTTTTAAATTGATCAGGATGTAATCCCTGAGTCCAGCCTCATCGACCTTCTTTGCTCCGTTGTCATCAACAACATATGTATTAATCAAGGCAATTAGTTGATTAATTGTTTTGCCTGTAAATTGACTAGCCATTACGACCCTCCCTGAAAGTCGTACGTTGTATCTGTTGAAAGCACCACTGTAATCGAGGCAAGTTGTTCAGCCAATGTGTTCTTACCTTTCGTAATAGAGGCAAGTACATCTGCTTTGTTATAAAAGTTAACCCATGCCGCATTGATGGCGTTACTGATTCCATCACCGCCGGTTACTGAAGCAACAAATTGATCTGCCAAAGCTTGTAGCTTCTCCGATCTTTTTTTGATGTAATCGTTATTTGGAGACGCCAAGTTATTGACATAATCAACAAATGTCTGAGCTTGAGCATCAGTGAACAACTGACTACCAGCGGCATCCAAATAAGTCAGAAGCTCTGCTTTGAGCGTTGGAAACGTAGCTGCCGCCGCTCTTGCTCTTAAGATTGCTTGGTAGTTATCGGGGTCAGACTCAACACCCTCACTAAACAAAGCTTTCCATATCTCTTTTGTTGGAGTCTTAACGCCATTCACTATTGTGTATGGAACGTTTGCACGTAATTGATCTTCGTAATTCGTACTGGGGCTTGGAATTGCTCCAACCCAAACCCCTGTTCTGGTTGCCCCTATATAAGTTACTACCAAATTCTTACTAATGAATGTTTTAAGTTTTTCACCCAGCTGAATGTAATAAGTGCTTGCTTCATCAGTAGTTAACTCATCCACAACAACCTTAGTAAGAACTGCTGCTGTTGTTGACTTGGGTACGCCAAGTGTTCTAACCACAAGATTGATGTCTGTGACTTTGGGAACACCATCACCTGAGTAATACGTTCTTTCTGTTGTATCACTAGCCAGTGGACCACGGGCATAGTCAACGTCATTGGCGTTGGTAATGAATGTAGAGTTGGTTGCAAAGCGGTACAGGGTAGCACCAGCCGTGGCGCTTTGAACAGTCGCTGGCGTGAAGAATGGGCGGAAGTCGCCAAAGCGAGTATCCAAGTTCTTAACTTCTGTACCAAAGCCTTCCGGCAATAGCTTGGGGGATATGCTTGGAGCCATCCCTGCAAACTTGGTAATCAATATCTGAGCCATTTAATTCTTTCTTAGCTTAATACAGCAATAGCCATATCAATGTGCTTAATACGATCATCTAAGCCAATGGTTCCGCCATTGATCCTCTTTGTCATCAATACAAAGTTACGCGAATCTGCGTATTGGTTTAGATTGTGTGTATTCCAAAACCAACCAGCCGTCATTGCGGCGTACTGAGGAGTTGCTACTAGATCAGGCTCCATGACAAAATCTTGTCCGCAAGCTTGACCGGCATGGAAGTAGTTGGCATGCCCGGTAAGCTGGATACACCCACGACCACGGAAACGATAGCCGTCACCACTAGCCTCATCACGATTACCCATACGATTAGAGTAGACCATGTTGGCAATCTTCTTAGGATTTCTTGCATATTGATTTGCGAACTCCAGAGTTGGAAATCTTTTCGACCAAAGCTTCATCAATGTCTCTGCTCGGTAGTTCAGATTCTCTTCAAGAACTTTAAACTGACCACACTCATGCCCACACTGACCAATGAATGAGGCTTGCTGAACAGGACTCGAGATATTGAATCTGTCAAAGGTTGCGTTTAACGCATCCACCCACTGCGGACCAATATGCAGTTGTTTGAGTTGCTCACTGCTTACCATTGATCAACTCCCTTACTTCGTTGTAGGCTGCGACGCAGGAGTTGAGCTTTGTGGCGGCTTTATCCCCGTCGGCTGCGAGGTCGATAAGAGCTGATATAAGCGTTCGCTCAGATTCGCTTTGATCGGACTCGACGGGTTGTGTATTTCCAACGGGAGCGGGGGTACTTGCGCTGGCTTGTGGACAACTGGGGGCGGGGAGGCGCAACCTGCCAGTCCTAGCAAGCTCATGCATAGCAGACTGCTTCTTAGTAATTTCATCTTGAGCCTTTCTGAGTTTTGTTTCCTGATCCGTCAACTTAGAAGCCATGTCTTTTTCAAGCTCACGAGCTTCGCTATTTTTTTTAGCAATAGCTATTTGCATGTCTTGATCTCTATCATTCCAACCAAAGTGATAACCACCACGGTACGTACCAAAGATAGCTACAGACAATCCAAGGACTAGCCAAGGCAGCGGTATTCCAAACATTAGTCAACCTCTTTTCTTGCTTCTGCCAATTGCTCTCTGTCTTCATCATTTTCAAGATGATTAGGAGGGGTCGATGGGGGAGGAGGGGGAGTCCAAGACTCATCTAGATCCGGGTTGTTCCAAATTGGCATGGCACCAAAAGGCTGACTAGGCAATCCGTACCCAGATTGAGGAGGTGCATAAGATGAGCCGTAGGATTGATTACTTCCATAGCACATAGGTTGTGATGGGTGCGGTGACTGAGGCGCTCCAAACGCCTTAGAAGCAGCCCCGGCAGCACGTTTAGTCATCACTCCGCCAATGCCTCCAACAATCAAAAGCACGATGTCGTTCAGCATCTTGGTATAGGCTTGGTCAATTGGAGCCATGCTCTTGATAGGCTGCGTTACAAACGTCACAGAATAGAGCAAAGAGATAACAATGATGCACAAAATAAGAGTGACTACAATTACGACAAAGCCCCAAACTCTCACCTCAAAAGCCTCTGTACTCAATGGCTCACTTTTCTGGTTGGACATCATTTATCTTTTTCTCCAATATCGGGGCTACCAAGTATTCGGGACACTGTTGTGTAAATAAGCATTTAGGCTTTTGACACTCTTCAGCGGTGAAGTAATCTGGGTTCTGGCACTTGTAGCGATAGCGGTCTTCGCATCCCGCCAGCAAAAGAATCAACAATAAGTATTTCATTTACCAAGCCCTACTCTTCCAAGTAATAGGTTTACGATCCTGTCCGACAAATCGTCAGGAAGGAACTTCAGAAAACCTAGAAACCATAAAGCAACACATCCGTAAACGAATATCTTGAGGCATACGTCAAAGGTCTTCTGATACTCATTCACCGCCCACACCTTCTGGTAGCTGCACAGAATTCCATCAACTCATAAATACCAATAGCCACCAAGAACACAACAAATGCACAGCCGCCAATGATTACTGCAAGCTCATTTAACTCTGCTTCTTTTTCTTTAGCCTTCTTCTCTGCTTTCTCTAGAGAGCGAAGTTCTCTTGCGTCGTCAATGTCCATCTGGTCTTGACGAGCTTTAATCTTGTTCCAGACATCAATCTTTCCGGTTGTCATGAAGAGCATTTTTAACTCCTCCTCAAACGCACGGGCTTGCTCAAGCGCCATCTCAATTTGTAGCGCGGTTCCCATGTTGGAACCCTTGCCTTTCTTCGTCTCAATCAATGCTTTGGTGGCAGTTGATTTGGCGTCAAACATCTTGCCAATCATTGGGGCAAGAGAACCTAAATCATTGGCAACCTTGCTTGCCTTTTTTACCATTGCAATTGCGGACTGAATTCCCGCCAGGGCTGTCATTGGATCAATCATTTCTTTTCAACCTTTTTCCATTCGATACAGTAGACCCTCCGGTTGTAAACATCACCAACCCAAGTCCACTTAACACATCTGTACTCAATAGATACAGCCAAGAAAATTATGGAAAGAACCATGCCATCAAGATGGAGCAAACAAATACAAATGAAATAATGGTGGTTGCAATAATCAATGCTTCACCCCAATTAATCATTTCTTGTTCCTCGCAGAGATGGCTTTAGCTTTTGACTTAGCGTCTGACTTAGAAGATGCACCCCATGCATTCAATGACAAGAGAAGTCTCGTTGGCTCACCCTTAGAGTCACGCTCCGGTCCGGGCATGTTCCCCATCCTTGCGAGAAAGCTCGCTCTGCGCGGGTTGTCACCAGCCTTAACAGGCGCTTGCAGGTTCATGCCTTCAGAACGGGCGCTTGCACGACCCTTCTCGTTAAGACCGCCTGTGGGACTCTTGCCTTCTTTTCTCTGCCATGCGGGGGACGCCATTATTTTCCCTTTGGCTTTGCCGTCTTGGCAGACTGCTTAAAGTCTTGGGCAGTAGGCGCACCTTTGCTGCCAACCTTGCGCATCTTTTCACCAGAACCTTCTTCGATTCTTTTTTTCTTTGCTGCGATGTTTGAGTACAAGCCGGGTTTCATATCTACTCCTATAGTCCTAGAATTTTCTTAACAAACTCGGCAGCAACGCCGGGTCCAAACAGAACTGCCATGATCACGCCGTACAACAGATACTCAATTTTTGTCATGCGCTTATCGCCAGCATCTAGGGAGTCACATATCTTGTTGTAACGCTCTGCACATACAGCTTCGTGTACTGCCAGCTTCGTATCTACTTGTTCCATAAAATCTTTCGGCATTAAAAAACCCGCCGAAGCGGGTTAAGTTATTTGGTTATGAACTGACTGGTTCAACGGGCCAGTTAATTTCCCAAGGAAATCCTGATTGATCTGTGATGTCGCGCAGTGCTTGACAGTAGTCAATCCATTCTTGTGATGGTTGTTGGTCGCTGCGAAATTTCCAATCTGTAGCTGTTAAAAAACACACTCTTTGAGCCTTGACAACATTTGATTGAAATACTGCGCCTATTTCTTTTGCAGTGTCTAACGCTTCTTGCGAAACACCATATTCCAAGGCAGCAGTCAAAGTCATAAAACCATGATTAGGATAGTTAGCCCAAGTCAAGTCATTGACCTCTTGCTCA